CTAATCGATGGACAGTTTATGGACACTTTCAGCCAGCGGATTAAAGTTGATCGCGTCCTGTAAGAAATCCGGCGAAAAATGAGCGTACGTCATTGTCTGCTGAATCGTGGCGTGCCCCAGGATTCGTTGCAACGTAACAATATTTCCGCCATTCATCATAAAGTGTGTGGCAAATGTATGACGCATGACATGCGTAGCCTGCCCCTTCGGCAAATCCGGTTTCACCTCCTGAAGAATCTCCCGGAACTTCAGATAATCAACCTGATACAACAACCCCGTTCGACGGGTTTTAATCAGAGGCACAACCGAATCCGCCACAGGAACCGAACGGGATTTTCCGTTTTTGGTGTTAAAGAACGTCACCCGGTTGCCAACGATATGCTCTCCACGTAGTTCTGATGCTTCACTCCATCGGGCACCAGTAGAAAGACACAGAATGGCAACACGACGCGCATCCCCCTCCAGTCGCTCAAGAAGCCGCTCAATCTCATCATCAGAAAGAAAGGCCATCTCTGTGTTCTGAACTTTCAGTTTACGTATACCGCGTACAGGGTTCGCGTTGTGAAAGACCTCAGCTTCAATCAGCACCGTGAACATGGTAGACAGAACGCATAAATCACGATTAATACTGGACGGCATTAATCCGGCCTGTAATTTCTCTGACCGATATTCAAGCATAAATTTTCGCGTCATCTGACTGGCGCGAGGATCTCCCATTTCACGAATAACCTTCCCTAGCCTGACCCTGTAGCTATCCCCGTAAGCCTGATTACGCCCGTCAAGCATCCACCACGCATCAAGCAGCTCTGATAATCGCCGCTGATCAGCTGGCTTAGCCTGCCATGGCTTGTCATGGAAGTTCTGTAACACATACTTCTCAAACTCCTGAGCCTTTGATTTCAGGGTAAAGGTTTTCCGAATCCGCTTTCCTTCCGCCCCCTGAGGTCTGACATCAACCCGATAACGTCCGTCTTTGAGTTGCTTAATCGACATGATTAGCCCCTCCAACGGATAAATTAACTAAACACTCCTTGCGAGATGTAATTCGCTCAATGTGTAAAGTCAGCCAACATTGCGGCCTGATCGGGGTGATTTTTGGGTAATGCCGATTGAAGCCTGATCGTCCTCCGACTGAATGGAGCCATCAAGAGAGAGAGCCGGAGCAACCTGCCCGGCAGCGGGAAATGTTTTGTCGTGAAGTATCCACATAGTGTATTTTTCGAATCGCTCGACTTGGATTACTTTTTCTACAACCTCAATTCGCGCAGGTTTATATCCAGACTCATAATTTCCTATAGTCCCTACAGAAACCCCCGTTACTTGCGAAAACTGAGATTGGGTAAGTTTTTCCGCATTTCTGATCGCCTTTAGTTTTTTGGCATAATCTCTTGACATGTTCACCATACGATGAGTATCCTCTCTTCATTCTTCACCACAAGGTGAAGTAAACAAACCAAAACAAACCATCACAAGGCGCGACAAGCGCACCAACGCAAGAGGATAACAAATGCGGGACATCATTGCCGATAAAGAGTTATCTGACCATTCACCACTTCAGGAAAGTGACACACTCAGCGGATCTATTGATGCCGCCAACGACGACGAACACGAAAAAAACAAGAAAAAGCGCTCTTACAAAAAAGGAGCAACTTTACGGCTGGATGGTCCGATCGCCGGGCTTTGCTCTCTGGAAAGAGGCGCGGCATATATTGGGCTAACAAAAGCCGCACTGCGCATAGCCCTTAATCGCGGTCAAATGCCAGGACACAAAACGCGCACAAACCCAGAAGATGAAGATTCAGACGGCATATGGTGGTTTAACACCAAAGAGTGGGACGCACTGGCTGACGAGCTACCAGAGCTTGAGCCACCAGAATGGCACAACTGGAAAAGCTACTGGACGTATGACCGCCAGAAAAGAAAGTTCTCTCCAGCCGACAAAGAAGACTGCCAGACCGTTAACGGAAAACGGGTTTATATGGGTAGAAGCTCAAAACTGGAAAGACGCAGAGATCACGAGGGCGATTTATCATGAGCAACATCAAGAGCGTCGACGCATTCTTTGCACGCCCGAAAGAACAACGAGACGCATGGTTGCTGTGGCTGGGGCTTTGAAATGACAAACCACGAAGACAAAGCACTACTGGAACGACTGGAAGCCCTGAAAAACGAAAAACCACACCAGAAGCTTTTGCTGGTTTTTCCGGGCAAACCACAGATTGAAATCAGCGTTGACTACCACGAATTACACAGAACGTTCGCTGACCTGATGGCATTTAAATCAAAGCTTCAGAATGGCGAAGATTTGAAAAGTGTCACCCTGCATCCTGACGATGAATACGGTCATTTTTGTCGAGATGACGTCAAAGAGACGATTGGAATGATTTTAGAACCAATATACGGCGTCATGCTCCGTTTTCCTGCTGAAGAAGCCCTGGAACTTTACGGGCAGATTCTGAATAACAAATCAATGCTAATTGAACCACGAAATATATCGGGGGCCTGTACCCCCGATATAAAAGAAAGTCAAGACCTTCAAGTTGACTCAGTAAAAATGAACCGGCGGTACCTCAAAAAAGGGAAGTTCCTCGGATTCATAAATCAATGACGTGATTTAGAGCTTAAGGATTCTGTAATCTCAGCCTTTGAGATGTATTGCTGAAGAAAAACAACAAGGTCTTTTGCTTGCTCAAGAGTTAAGGCCGTAAACAACTCTCCAGCTTTAGGTAACTCAGTATCGTTACCTAAATCATAATGGAAACGTAGGCAGGCATGATTATTAACACTCAGACACTCAAGTTCACTGGGCGTATAAACAGGTACTGATTTTTGAGTCATATAAACCTCATTTGTGGTTGGTTAAACACGCGCCCTTTACAGCCCCTTCAAGACTGCGGGCGCCGGAAAAATACCACAAAACCATGCGCCGGGCATGGCTAAAACCCGGCACAAATTCGCAACAGCAGCAGGATATTTTTGTATGAAGCAACGACGTAATTCTTCACAGCAACGCTTCCGCAACGGGGCGGAGCGCCATGCTAACCGTTTCGCTACCAGTGCATCACGCAGCAACATCCGCTACAGCCTGAGTGATACACACGCAACGCCGGATGGCCACGCTGTAAAACAAATCGGCGAGCATACCTGGCTGATTGAGAAGGCTGGAATCGTGGTTCACAGATGCCCACGCAATCCGTTTACTGGAAACCGCATTTTTGCTCTAAGCAGCGGCGACAATCAGTTCGGGCAGGATTTCACATTATACGAAGCGCTTCGCACGGTTGATCGTCTGCTGCGTGGACAGAGTTTTATTAAACAGACTGATTTATAACAGGTGATTTATGACCAAAGAGCATGCACAAGGTGTATTTATCCGTTTTATTGATTTTCGCGGTGAACTGTTATTACGCGCATCCGCTATTGATGGAGTGGCTCCGGCGGGTAAAAACGGAGCCAACGAAGCCACTTACGTTTATCTGAACGGCACGCGACTGCTTGTGGAACTTCCGTACCAGACCGTACGAGAAATCATTAGTGAAGCTGAAAAGGCACGCCAGGCTAATGGCGATAAACCCTATATCGAAATTATTTGTATGGATTCAGAAACTGAAATTCAGAAAGCAGATTAAAGGGCGTTGCGATGGGCAAAGAATATAAAACTCTCATTAACAAAGCACTTGAGCGTTTTTATTTTCGCTTAAGTGCATCAGGCGCTCATGCTGAACGTGCAGCCCGTGACTCATTGACCAGAGCAATCCGGAGTCTGTATGACGTTGCTTTTTACGCTGATGATCTGGATGCACTTAACGAACTTTCCGAGCTGATCTGTGCCGCAGAATGCGGGGAACACATTGAACCGTATAAGCTGGGGAATATCGCATGAGTATATTTATTTCGTGGCTCATTCTGATTATTTCGGTGATCTGCGCTATTGGCATTATGCGAATTATTCATTCAGTGAAAAAGATTGAGCGTTTTTTCTCTGACGAATAACAGCACAAATAAAACACCAGATTAAATAAGAAAACGTGAAAACCATCCGCATTAGCGGAGGTATTCGCACACGTAAATAACGGAGATACAAAAATGAACGCAAAAGAAAAAGGCATTGTAACTGCGCTAAAAAATATATCGGAGGCCGCAAACAGAGCCATTCAGGATGCAACAAATGCAGGAATGATTGGGCCTGCCACCACAGCCATGATGATAGCAAGAGTAACCGCCGAAGCAGCCGAAATTATCGCAAAACAGGATGCTGAACTAGCGGTTCTCAGAACACAACCAGTCACCGGACTGGATTTGTCTAACACCGGACGCCTTATTTACACAATTGGCTCGGAACCACAGCAATACACCATTATCGTCGGATTACAGGATAAATACCTGATCACTCCTCACCCCATAAGGGAATCAGAAATTCTGACAAATCTCCGCCTGATAGAGCGTTCTCACGTCGCATTCATTGATGAAGCACAGCGCACCGTATTTAACGCATAGGGTTACTGGACAAAGGGGGCGCAATGGCAATTAAGCGATTTACCGTCGTTCGTTTCACTTCCAGAGGACGTGAATACGAAGTTGACGAACGGCTGATTAAAACGCTCGACCGTCACCGTTTGCAACCTGACGCGCATCACATTTATCTCACTGACGACACTTACTTCTGCGCCACCAACGTGGTGCAGGTGAACCTTATCCGACAGGTACAGGAGTCACGCAGATGACCATTCTGGACTACATCGCCGCCAATCCGGGTTGTAGCGGTGGAGAAATCGCCGCCGCGCTGAATACCCCAACCACAGCCATTAATGCGGAGTTACGCCGACTCTGGCGCAGCGGTTCAGTCATAAGAAAAGAGCGCAAAACAGGCGGTCGCTTTCCTTACCAGATAAACCCGATGCCGTTCGGGTGCGGCAATCCACTTACCAACATGTTTAACCAACTACTGAAGGAAGCCAGAGCATGAGCACCATCAACCACCAGGAACTACGCGAACTGGCGACTGACCTGCAACGAATGGCAACGCATCAAAAATTACTGGCGTTTCGCGCAATGCTCTCGCCGTCTGCCGTACTGGCGCTACTGGATGAACTGGAGCACGCCAGAACCATGGCTCCTGCCATTCGTCTGACGCTCCATCATGAAATCAAGGATTTTTGCGCGACGCTGGAGTCACCAGGTGAATCAGAAACGCCGGAAGCAATGCAGCAGGAGCTGCTGCAACGCATCGACAACGTTTTCGATTTTTTCCTTAACCAGTAAAGGACCGCGATATGAACAAAAAGACCTGGTTTCGCGCATACATGTGGGCGCTGGTATGCGTCCTCGTCTCTCTCATTCTGTATGCAGGACTACTCCCCCGAATGATTTCATCAGACAGCTCCTTCCTGGTATTGCTAGGCATTTTCATTGCCATGCTGTACCCGGCAGGCGTTGTTCGCCTTTTCAGTAAGTACATCGAGGAAATCAAACAATGAAGAAATTCAAACTCTTTCAGATTCTCCCGCTTTTTGCCGCCATCCTGCTGGTTGGCTGCGATCGCGTTGAGCCTGGTAATGTGGGCATCAAAGTCAACAAGCTGGGCGACGACAAAGGCGTTGGCGAAGTGGTTGGCGTTGGCCGCTACTGGACTGGCTGGAATACAGAGGTTTACATCTTCCCGACCTTCAAACAAATGAAGACCTACGATGAGCCGTTCAGCTTCCAGATGAGTGACGGCACAACCATCGGCTATCACATCGGCGTGGCTTACAAGGTTGATCCATCCAAAGTTACCACAGTGTTTCAGACCTACCGCAAAGGCGTGGATGACATTACCGACACTGACCTGCGCCAGAAGATCGCCGATGCACTCAACCGACTGGCCAGCAAAATGACCACCGATAAGTTTATCGACGGTGGTAAGTCTGAACTGCTGGATTCAGCACTTAAAGATATTCAGGAAGAGATGACCCCCATCGGCATTCAGGTCATGAGCCTCTCTTATGTCGGTAAACCGGAATATCCGCCAACCGTTATCGACAGCATTAACGCCAAAGTCACGGCAAACCAGAAAACCCTGCAACGCGAACAGGAAGTCAAGCAACGCGAAGCAGAAGCCAACATGCTGCGCGCAGAAGCTGCCGGACAGGCTGATGCCATTCGCACGAAAGCCCAAGCCGAAGCCGATGCCATTCGTTTACGCGGTGAAGCACTGCGCCAGAACCCCGGTGTTATGGAGCTGGAAGCAATTAACAAATGGAACGGCACGCTGCCGCAATACATGACCAGTAATACCGCTGTTCCGTTTGTTCCGGTGAAGTAATTAAACCCGGCCAGTGAAAATCGCTGGCCGGAGCAGTATCAGGATTTTTTTAGTATGCCGTTCTCACAAAAAAACCGCTTGCCATGCCGCAATCAGTCAGGTTACATTTCCGCTGCACCTCATAAAACGGGTGCCGGGATTGGAACCCCGCACACTAACAGAGCGCACAACCGCGCCAGCGGTTTTTTTGTGCGTACCGTATCGCCACGTCTTTTTCGCGTCAGAATTATGGTGGGGCGTACAGGGCCAGCATCAGCTGGGCCGGGTCCTCTGTTAGCCGGTAGTTCCAACCCTGTACGTCTCACCACCCCGAGCTTGGAACCTCTGGATGGTGAGTTTTCAAAACTGACTAACAGAGAGGCCACACCATGGCAAACCGCAAACAGCACCGCGCTATCGCGGAGCGTCGTCACATCCAGACTGAAATCAACCGCAGACTTTTCCGCGCATTCCGCGTCGCGCAGATCATGCACATCAATATGCTGCATGAGCGCAGCCACGCGCTATCGAACAGCTATTCCGCCTCTGTTTTCAGCTATCTGGCGGATGATCTGCGCGAGCTTCAGCGGCTCATCCAGCAGCAAAACAAACTCCATTAATTCTGGTTCCGGGCCTTTCCTGCACCTTGCGGCGGGAGGCCTTCGCACATCTGTAACAAGAGGATTGCCGCAATGATTCTCGCCAACGACTTTCTTGAATACCTGCTCAACACAGAGCGCGATCTTGCCGTTCGCGTGCGTGACCGTTATGACATGTACCTGAAATCCCTGCCTGTACCGCAGCTCGCTGACGGAAAGATTGTTATTGATGGCCGCTACATGATTGACAGCCACGAGGGAAATTACAGGCTTTACCGCATTGAAGGCGGCACCCCGTCCGTTATTGGCATTTACCAGCGCCCATCCTCTGCAATCGTCGATGTGATTGCCGACAGCATCCGCATCACACATCGCCATGCCGACACAGAAGACACCGTGCTGGAAATTCAGCGGCTGGCTACAGTCTGCCGCGACACCCTGAATGGCATGACGAAGTAAATCACTATGACGGCAGAGTACATCAGGGACTGGCAACAACCGCGCCACGCAGTGGGGCGTGAAGGAACGGGGATCCCCGCTCCTGAATCCGCGCTTTCCTCCTGGCTGGATGCCTACCGGGTAGAGAACGAGCGCCGCCAGGAAATGGCTGATGCGGCGTTCTCCGCCACGCCGCTGGGCAACCTGATTAATAAAAGCCTGGACGCACAGGAAAAACAGGACAAAACCATCACACTGGCAGGAGACGCCAGAAAACAGGCACGCGGCGCGGTGGATGAAGCCATGGCCTCGCTGCGCCTGCTGCCGTCCTATCTGCGCGATCCGCTTATTCGCCACCTCTCCTTCCTGCGCAAAAAACAGGAAGCCGATCGCCGGAAAGGCAAAAAGAGCTGGCAGGCAGAACGCTATGCACGCGGAACCCTGCGCAAGATATTCGATCGCATTAACCGTGCCGACAGTCGCTGGCTGACACCGGGTTATCGCTCCCTCGCCGGACGTGAACGCCTGGATGATTTGCTTTACCTGCCGCAGCTCAACAAACACCAGATACAGACGCTGGCCACCATGACGGCGGCGATGTTCAGCAGCACCTTCGAAAAACTCTGCGATGGCTTTGGCGCGACCGATGGCGAGCTGACCATGGATGTAACCCTGAAGGCGTATCAGATGCTGGCCCGCATGGCGTTACACCTGCACGCCATGCCTCCACATTATGACGCACTGACAACAGACAAAGACCGGAGGAACGAACCGGACACGGAGCTGCTGCCGGGCGCAATCCTTCGCCTGACCTGTGCGGAATGGTGGAAACGCAAACTGTGGCTGTTACGTTGCGAGTGGAGAGAAGAACAACTCCGCGCCGCCTGTCTGGTTTCCAGAAAAACATCACCCTATCTGAGCCAGGACGCGTTAAGCGAGTTTCGCGCACAGCGCGAGAAAACACGCGATTTCCTGAAAAGTTTCATGCTGGAAAATGAAGACGGGTTCACGATTGATCTCGAGACGGTGTATTACGCGGGAGTAAGTAACCCGGTTCACCGTAAGGCAGAAATGATGGCCACCATGAAGGGGCTGGAACTTCTGGTCGAAGCCCGTGGCGACAAAGCGGTGTTTCTGACTGTCACCTGCCCGTCAAAATACCACGCCACAACGGAGAACGGTCATCCGAATCCCAAATGGAACGGGGCCACAATGCGCGACTCCAGCGATTACCTGGTTAACACGTTTTTTGCGGCGGTCCGCAAGAAACTGAATCGCGACGGCCTGCGCTGGTATGGCATCCGCACGGTGGAGCCTCACCATGACGGCACAGTGCACTGGCATATGATGGTCTTTGCACATCCGGAAGAAATCGACAGCATCGTGGCCATCACCCGCGATATTGCCATTCAGGAAGACCGCCACGAGCTGGGCAATGATATTACTCCGCGCTTTAAGGTGGAGTATGTCGACGGCTCAAAAGGCACACCGACCAGCTATATCGCCACCTACATCGGAAAAAACCTGGACAGCCGCGCCGTGGATGGCATCGACCCGAAAACGGGCAAGCCACGCGTTGACCACGAAACCGGAAAATCAATGGCCGAGAGCGTGGAGCGCGCCATCGGCTGGGCGCGCCTTCACCGCGTCCGCCAGTTCCAGTTCTTTGGCATCCCCTCCCGTCAGGTGTGGCGTGAACTGCGCCGCCTCGCCAGCCAGATGGCACGCAACCCGGAAGGCCCGCAACGGCTGAAGGATGACGCAATGGATGCGGTTCTTGCTGCCGCTGATGCCGGGTGTTTTGCCTCCTACATTGAAAAACAGGGTGGCGTACTTGTTCCACGCAAGGACTACCTGATTCGCACCGCCTACGACCTCGCAGATGAGCTGAACGATTACGGCGAGCAGGGCGTACAGATTTACGGGATCTGGTCACCACTCATCGGGGAATCCTCCCGTGTGTGCACGCATCCGGATAACTGGAAGCTGGTAAGACGCAAACCGGAAGCGGAAGACAGCGCCCGCGAAAATGGTTTTGACCTTCAGGGCGGCCCTGCCGCCCCTTGGACTCGTGGCAATAACTGTCCCCGTGTACAGGAAACAGGCAACAACGGGACAGAACAGCCGGAAGAACGGCCAGCACCGTGGCCGCAGATTCCTGACGGCGTTGAAGTGAATGAATGGATGCGCTCACTGAAACGGCACGAACGCCGGGCGCTGATGCGTTCGCTTCGTGACAAACAGGCAAAAAACAGCAGTGATGAAATGCAAAGCTGGACACAGAGCCGCAAACAGCAGCGGCCTTTGCCTGATAACCACGAATTACTCGCTAAAGAATGGCGGGAGTCTGCTGAATCTCTCGGCCTGCATATTGGTGAACAGCAGATGCAGCACCTGTTACGGGGCGGCAGTCTGTACGTTGACGGCAGCATCATTGCACCGCAGGGATTTGAAATTGTACGCAAACCGGATACCCGCCCGGACAGCCGAATCACGCAGCTCTGGCAGCGCCTGAGCCGTAATCACGGCGTAAGCAGCACGGAGATCCGCCATAACCCGGCCGCCAGCTATCTGGAACAGCTGGGGGCATCAGACCCCGAAGCCGCCGCACGTCTGGCATCCACACTTCAGCAGGACCAGAACACCATGAAAACCCCCGTTACCGTGCTTTCTGACATGCTGCGCGCCATCCGCGACGCAGAGCATGCACAGAGAATCAGTGAAACCACTGAACGCGCCCGCCGCAAAGCAGACCTGCTGCGGGGTGGCCTGACAAGTGGAAACAAAAAACAGACAGAAACGGGATTCACAAATCCCGTAAATGAGCAAAAAACGCGCCGCGATATATGAAGCGCGCATAAAACAGGCAAAAACGGGATTTAAAAATCCCGTAAACGATTAATTAATCAACATAAGGAAAAGCGACATGAAAATTTGTATCGACGACGGCTCCACCAACATCAAGCTGGCATGGACTGAGAACGGCGAACGCCGCAACGCCATCAGCCCGAACAGCTTCAAGTCGGAATGGTCTGCGCCGTTCGGTGGCACGCAGCCCGCGAACTACATGCTTGATGGTGTGCGCTATGGTTTTGATCCGGTCAGCGATCGCTTTGTCCAGACGACCGACACGCAATACCAGTACAGCGATGTGAATGTCATTGCCATTCATCACGCGCTGGTCAAATCAGGCATCACGCCACAGGAGGTGGATGTGGTTGTCACCCTGCCACTGAGCGAGTATTTCGACACAAACGCACAGCCGGACATGGCCAACATCAACCGCAAAAAAGCGAACGTCATGCGCCCGGTGGAGTACCAGAACGGCGAAGCATTCACTATCCGTAACGTACGGGTTATGCCTGAATCCATTCCGGCTGGCTTTAAAGCACTGGCCGACATGAGTCCGTTTGAATCCCTGCTGATTGTGGATTTGGGCGGAACCACGCTGGATGTGGCAAAGGTTCAGGGGCAGCTGGCAGGTATCAGCCAGGTGTTTTGCGATCCACACGTAGGCGTTTCTCTGATGGCCGATGCCGTGCTGTCGGTGATGGCCACCAACGGTATGCGCACCAGTCACCACATCGCCAATACCATTATCGAACATCGCCACGATGAAGCCTGGCTGCGCCAGCACATCCACAATGACGCGCATTACGCCAGCCTGATGGCAGTTATTCGTGAAAAGGAAGAAACACTGAAACAACGCGTGATCCGCGCGCTGGCGGGTTTTTCGGGTTACGGGCGGGTGATGGTTGTAGGTGGAGGAGCGGAGATTGTGGCACCCGCTATCTGCGAAGCCTGCGGAGTTAATGCGACTTTCATCGCGGACGGGGTGCCACAGTTTGCTCTGGTTAATGGGCTGTACGCAATGGACCAGGAGTAAATCAATGACGACACCAACCAGACGGATAAGTTTCTATCTGAAGCCCACCGTCGTCAAGAGCGAACGGGAGGCGTGCAGTTACCTCGACAGCCTGCCAGCCTCCGAACGCAGCCGCGCACAACGCGCGGCTTTTCTGGCCGGACTGGCTCTTATAAAACGCACCCCCGCGTTGGCGTATTCGCTGGCAGAATGGTCAGAAGACGAAATACGGATGCCACCGCTACCAGTACAGCCTGAAAAACCGGCGCAACCAGCAGCAGACAGCGCCCCCCATATGCAGCAGGTGAAAAAGAATATTCAGGCGTTTTTCCCGAAGTGAAAACAGGAGTAACTATGTCCACCATTACCAAAGAATGGTTACAACGTAAAATCACAGAGTTTAAATCGTGGCGCGAAGACATCCCGTTCGGTCTTGATGAAGACGATCACAATATGTTAATCGCACTGGAAATCGCACTTGCATCACTGGAAGCAGAGCCAGTGGCATGGATGCACGCAAATAATCCTATTGGAATACCGGCGATAACAAGAAGTAAAGATGTTGCAGACAGCTGGCGCTCTAAGGGATGGAATGTATTGCCTCTTTATTCACTGACCCGCTCCATCAATTTATGCCATTAATGGAAGTAATCATGATGAAAGATAATTCCGGAAGCCAGCGTGCATCAGTTGCAGTTATGGTAATGATTAAATTTGTGAAACAGTACACCGGAAAGCCAATCTCGCTCCGGCAATTAAGCAAAGAAACCGTTTCACTGTCATATCTGGAGCAAATATTCAGATATTTACGGGAAAGTAGCCTGGTAAAAGCCACACGCGGCCCGGGTGGTGGATATATCCCAACAAAAGAAAATTACAGTGTTGGTGATATTGTCCGGGCAATGAAGTGTTCCGGATTATATACACAGCACGTTATTCTGGCTGCACTGGATAATATTTCTTTAACCAGCCTGCAGGAAGACACAAATTATCAGTTGTCTGCCATTAAATAAGAAAACCCGGAACGGGTGCGCAAATTCTTTGTGCGCCCGTTCCGGGTTGGACAAGCGAAGCGCGTCAGCTATCCGGCCTGCAACAACTCCAGAGCCATTTGTTTTTCTTCCGGACGCATCCGCTCAATCAACAGCTTTAACACACCATTCTCCAGCCCGCTGGGCACCAGTGTGTGCGAGTAGGTCAGATTCATCACCCAGGTATGTCCGCACTCGAGACGGGTGCAACGGTAATACACATCAGCAAACTGATCGGTTTTCCAGGCTGTTTTCTCAATCACTGCATGTGCACCGCAGCAATGACATCGCGCTTTCTGTCTGCGCATTTTCCACCTCCCGGAACAGCGTTTTACTGCCACCGATTTTACCCGCTCTTTCCCCATACCGCACATCACTCCATGGGTTCATCAAAATCAAGAATAAATTTCACCTCCCCCAGTCGTCTGATATCCGGGTCGCTGTTGATCCCCTCCATAATCAGGCGGCGCATCGGGATAACCTCATCCCTGTAATATGCCTCGCGGGATTTCAGTGGGTCACCAAGCCCGGCCGTATTTGCGGGAATGATGCCGGCAAGTCCGGGTGGGAAACGGTGCGCAACGAGCTGATCCTGGGCACTGATGGTTTTTATATTCAGGAACTCATCTTTTGTACCTGAATCCCCGATAGGGATCACCTTAACGCCTTCTTTGTCTCCGCCCGGTATATTGATAAACATGGATTTAAAGTTGCCCGCCCCTTTTGACGCCTCTATCTTTTTACGGAATTCCGCCTCGAGCTCGGGATCCATGTCCGGGTCAGTGGAATACAGGATATAACCAAGATGTGCGCCGTTCTTGTAATACTTGCGGCGAAAGCGGGTGGCATCCACATTCAGCATGGCAGATTCCATCCCGTGAATATAATCCGGGACACCGTAAACCTGCTGTTGTGGGTCATAAATTGCCACGAACACCACTTCGCCTGGCGGGTAAACGAGATCTTCCAGTGCCGCCTGCACAATCACCGTGCCACCTTCGTTGTTGCGCCGCAGGTACAGAGAAGGCAACGTATGCAGGCGCACCACCCGCCCGAAGCCATTGCGCACTTTAAGCAGCCCCATATCCCCGAATATCAGCAGATTGGTCACCGCTGCCGCCATGGCGGCGTGTGTCATACCACCACCACCCCGAAAACCCTGCATGATCATATTGACGCGCGCACGCAATACCGCGCCGTGATACGGTGCGATATTGGCCAACATAGCGAGATCCATGCGCTCAATGGGCGGCGTGTACCAGCCGTTATAGCCATCCCAGAGCGAGCCGTAATAACAGCCCCATGCAGCGACTGGTTCCGGGTCACCAAATTCAATAAACGTCATTTTGCTGGCTGTTTTTTTTGCCACGCCATCGTGTAGCACGGGGGATTTTTTCTTTTTACTCATCTGACAGGATCCATGTTGATTTGCGCTTGTGCTTATAGTTCAGAGGTTCATTACTTGCGGCATGAGCTATGGCAAAGAAGATGTCAGCGTGCCCGGTTTCTTCGCTGCGTTCGGCGGTGAAAGTGACTTTATTGCCACTGTTAGTGGACTCCTGACGAATGGCCAGGAACGATGCCGGAATATCTGTGGCTTCTTCATCCCACTCAATACGGTTGGCGTAAATCAGATCCAGCATCTTCATCACCAGGCGGTTTTTGGATTCAACGCTGTAATGAATGGCCACTGTTTCACGGCGGGCAAATCCCTGGACCAGCTCAAAGACACCGTAGCCAAGACCGGTGACGTCAATGCCGATAAATGTCATGTTATAGCGCGCCTTAATGCTGCGGATACGCTCTGCCATAAACTGGAATGACATGCTGCGCCAGTGGTGTTTTTCCAGCACGCGGAATCGTTCTGCCGCAACCAGCGGCGGTGCCAGTACCACAAACGTGGCGTTATCGCCGGAGCGCGCAGGGTCAAAGCCACCCCACACCTCACAGTTACCAAATGGCATGGGCTCTTCCGGGTGAAAGTCCTCCCACGTACTGACATCAACACCACAGCGCACAAGGTCATCAAATTTAAAGACGCTCTCTTTGTCGTCCACAAACACGCACATAAACAGCATATTGAACGCTGTTTCGTTGTACCGTTCGCGCAGCTCGTTGATGTCAGCAAGGTTAAAGCCGCCGGCAATGGCATCTTCCAGCGTAACCACATAGCGCCACTGACCATCCGGGCATTCGCGCCCGCCATCGCGCAGCTCATCAAAGGACGGAAACTCAACCCCTTTTCGTTTCGGATCGCCTTTGCGCCATTCATCGCCAGACCAGAACGGATAGCCCTGATGGGTTTTGGTTGACGGCGTGGAGAAGTAGGTAATGCGCCAGTGCGAGTGGGTGGCCATACCGGACGCCACTTCATTGAGGCGACGAAAGCCGGGGATCCACAGATATTCGTCAATGTACAGGTGGCCGCTGTTTGACTGCGCCGTGTTACTGTTGGTCGCCAGAAAATACAGTTCAGCCAGATTACTTAACTTAACCGGGTTGCCTTTAATGGGAATGCCAAATTCCGTCTGTGCAATCTTAACGATATAGGTGCGGAACACTTCGGCCTGACGTTTTGATGCCGATAAAAATATCTGTGTGTCGCCGGTTAATACCGCATCTTCAAATGCCTCAAACGCGAAGTAATACGTCGCCCCAATCTGGCGCGATTTAAGCAGGTTGCGTACACGACGGAATTTGTTTTCACGCAGGTGCAACTGATAAGCGAACAGTTTTTTGGTAAACGGCTCAAAACTTTCAGCAGTCAGCCCGGAAACGTCATTAGCTTTACGGGGGCGCTCTTTCTTACCTGCACCTTTTTCTCCGCGTTCTTCTTTTCCATAACGACCAGGCTGAGGAATGTCCGCCCCCATTCGTGCAATCTCAGCCATTCGCTCCGTGTGCTTGTTTCTGACCGACATCAGTTTGACGTGGTGGCCAATCAGGCGATCGAGTTCATCGTGTTCTTCCGGCGTTTTATGGTCACGCTCCGCCAGTACAGCGAGACGCCGGGCGATGACATCCTCCACGCCCTCAGTATTAAGCTGTGTGTACCACTCAAACTTTGTCGCCCAGTAATAAACAATTCGTGGGCTGTTCAGTCCGAGCTTCTTTTGTATTTCTTTTGGGGTGTGCCTTTTCAGATAGAGTGATTTTGCTGCGGCAATAACTTCATCAGAATAAGCCATAAACTACCTGTGGAATTTATTTTAATGGGTTTTCACCTTTTTTCGGTTCGTTCCGTAACGTTCCGTAATATCCCATTATTTGCCGCAGGCATTTTTTTAACGATTATCTGTTTTCGGTATTTTTCGGATATATGCGCATATCCGAAAGTACCGGAAATTAATCAGGTGACGGCTTTTTTATTTCCCACTTAAATAACGCTCAGTTAATTTTTATCAGCGGGTTAATTCAGATGTCGAAACTGAAAACAGACTGGGTGGTCGTAGCCACTTCAGGCCCCACCATCGACGGTCGGGAAATTGATCCAAAGTGGCTGACGGATGCCGCCGAGGTTTATAACCCGGACGAACACACTGCCATGCTCTGGCCGTTTCATGCCAGCGCCGGCTGGCGTGCTTTCACCAATAACTATGGTCTTGTTGATGCACTGAAGGCAGAAAAAGTCGGTGATAAAGTGCAACTGAAAGCCCGCCTGATACCCAACCGCTTTCTGACCGAAGCCAACGAGGCCGGACAAAAACTTTTCACCTCCATAGAGGTAAAGGAAAACTACCTGGGGACAGGCAAATTCTTTGTATCCGGCATCGCCGTGACTGACACACCGGCCAGCATCAACACCACCCGCCTGCAATTTTCGCAGGGAGATTCCATTCACATGGGTAATGCGGAAGAACTGAATTTCACGCTGCAGTCTGACGACGAGCAGGCCAAACGCAGTTTCTTTTCCGGTCTTTTCTCCATGGGACGCGACAAACAGGAAAACGATATGAACGAAAAGCAGTTCGACCAGTTGATGGACGCCATCAACAAAACCGGCGAACGTCTGGGCAAACTGGAAGAAAACGTCGCGCAGTTCAGCGCGAAGGATGCCCCGAAAGATACCAATAATAACAAGCCGGAAGGCAGCACCGGCGATCAGGGGCAGAACAACGCAGAACAGAACAACAAGGACGAGAAAACCTTCACGCTGACTACCGAGCAGGGCGAAAAGCTGTTCTCCACAGTGAACGCCATCGCGGAGAAGGTTACCAGTATGGAAACCGCATTTGCTGAACTCAGCAAGGACGCCACGAAGCTGCCGGGCAACAATCCGGCCGGTGGCGAAACTTTTAACCTGGTGTAACCGGAGAGAACGCAATGAACATGACACCAGAAGCACAAAAGCTGGTTAATCAGTACATCAGCGAACTGCAAAAAACATTCAGTGACTGCGGGAAATCAAGCGATCGTTTCTTTTCGCTGACCGAGCCACGCAGTATTGCTCTGCGTAAAGCCCTGCTGGAAAGCACGGAATTTCTGAATTTCACCACCTGCATGGATGTTCCGCACCCGCAGGGGCAGGTCGTCACCGTGGGCGAATCCACGCTGCGCACCGGTCGCGTGAAAAGCGGTCGTTTCGCCAAAGGTTCTGGCATCAAAGGCAACGAATTCAAACTCGTTGAAACTGATTCCTGCTGTGTGATCACCTGGGAACAACTCGCCATCTGGGCGAATGCCGGCAGCCCACAGGAATTTTTCAACCTGATGAACTCCGCCGCCGTCACCAACTTTGCGCTGGATATGCTGCGCATCGGCTTTAACGGTAAAACAGCCGCAGAAAACTCCGATCCTGAAAGTAACCCGAACGGTGAAGACGTCAACATCGGCTGGCATGAAATCGCCAGAAAGTGGGGAGAACAGCCCGGCAATACCTCCCGCATCCTGACAGATGCCGTTACCCTGGGCGAAGGCGGTGATTATGTCGGCCTTGATGCCATGGCCTCAGACCTGATCCGCACTTACATCCCGGCGCAGTATCACAACGATCCTCGCCTTACCGTGCTGGTTGGCGCAGATCTTGTGGCTGCTGAAGAACTGCGCCTCTACAACAAAGAGGACAAGCCTACCGAAAAAGTGGCCGCACAGTTGCTGACGAAGAACATCGCAGGCCGCAAGGCCATCATTCCGCCGTTTATGCCGGGCAAGCGTATGGTAGTGACCATGCTGCCAAACCTGCAGATCCTGACGCTGAAGGGGTCCCGCCGTCGTAAGGCAGAAGATGTGGGCGATCGCAAACAGTTCGAAAACTCATACTGGCGTTATGAGGGGTACGCCCTGGGCGATCCGGATTTATATGCTGCCGTGGATGAGTCTGCGGTCACCATCGCCTGATAAACGGAGCGCACGGTATGCCAACGCCAATGCAGCGACAACGTGCCCGACAGATGGATGAGCGCCGTGCAGCACTCATGACCAGAACGGACGGGAGCGCCGTCAGTACAGAGAGCCAGCACATTAAGCTGCTGGCACTGGATAACGACATCAGACAACTGCACAACATGGAGCTGCTGTCTGACAAGCTGGAATTCAAGCGGAACACGCTGCTGCCCCGCTGGCTGCCACACGCACAGGCTTATCTGGAGGGGGAACGCGTCTATCAGAATCCCATTCTGGTGTACTGCATCATCTGGCTGTTCGATACCGGGCAGTTTGAGCTGGCGCTGCGGTGGACTGACATTGCCATTGAGCAGGGACAGAAGACGCCGGAGAACTTCAAAAGCGAGCTGCCAACGTTTGTGGCCCATTTCATTCTTGAATGGGCAGAAACCGAAGCTGAACGCGGGAACAGTATCGCGCCATATTTTCAGCAGGTGTTTGAAAACATCCGTGACAAATGGCGCGTGAATGAACGCCTTGCTGCCCGCTACTGGCGCTTTGCAGGCGTCCTGCTGTTGCGCGGCGATGACGGTAAACCGCTGGCCAGTGCAATTAACGATCCGGAGAGACTGCAACAGGCCGACCAGTGTCTGGAACAGGCTGCCTGGCTGCATCCAAAAATTCAGGTGAAAACCCTGCGCCAGCGCATTGCCGCAAGACTGCGCGCGTTGCAGGGCACGTAAACGACTCCCAACAACCGGGCGGGCGCGGTGGAGGTGTGCCGGCAAAAGCCATCAGCACACTGCGGAAACCGGTCAGCCCGCCTTTCCCCGGAGTGAGCATGTTTGACGGGAAAAGCATTCACTATCAGCAGGCCATTATTCAGAACGATGGATTCTGGCCGGATATTGATGCCGGCGATTTTGAAAAGAGCCGCAGCATCCCCGCCGTCACGTCACACAAAACGGTGCTGACGGCGCTGCTTTGCGCGGTAACAGAGATTAACACTGAACTGGCTGCACGCCGTGAATACTGGCAGGAACAGGGCCACATCCGGGCCGCTGATATTCCGGGTTACACCGTGTTGCAACCAGAGCCGCGCAATACGGATGCACAACCTGAACGGATGCAGAACCACATTACAGCACTGTACACCAAGGCTGTGTACGCCCGCGCAAAGGCCGATCTTTTGCCGGAATCTGCCAGCGTGGGGCGGCGTGAGGCGCAGCCATCATCAGAAGCCAGCGAGAGCCGCCGGACGTTGCTGGCTGAAGCGGCCATGGCGGTGCGGGCGCTGCTGGGCCGACCGCGCGCCTCCATTGCACTGATTGATTAAGGAAATGGTATGACGCAACTCGCAAGCCTGACGGCATTCATTGAAAACAATCTGCCGGCACGCGCACGCATTCCGTTCACCAGTGACATGGATGACATCACGCTCGTTCCGTTCACGAAGTCGCTGGGGCACGGGCAGTTATGTACGCAGGTCCGAAAATATACGGCTTTTCTGCGATGGGACGCATGGCCCTATCGTCAGCTCAATCCGGATTTGGTGTTTTCTCTGGTTGAAGCCTGGCTGGCAGACAACGGCGGCGACCTGCGCCAGCGCCTGGCACCGGATGCGCCAGCCGTTGACGTCGAAGTGGATGATGAAAATGAAGTGGCATGGCTGGAAATCAGTCTGCCGCTGGTTGATCCCATCACCCTGATTGAGGACGAAAACGGTCCCATCCCCAGAGGCGGGAAACGTTACCAGCTGGAAAAGCCTGAAATCTGGGTGGCTCAGGCGCATCAGCTTCACTGTCAGGTGATGCCATGACGCGCCCCGTGATTAACGAGTCACAACTCCGGCAGGTTCGCCGCGCCATCAGAGAGGCAGAACTTCCGCCGGCAAAGGCCAGAAAGCTGCTGGTTCGCATTGCGAAATACGGCCTGATACCGGCTGCACGACGCAATGTGAAAGCACAGCGAACACCGGAGGGGGCAGCCTGGGCACCACGAAAAAGACCGGATAAAGCCAGCGGCAGGTATAAAAACAAAATGCTGCTGGGACTGCCGAAACTGCTGGCCATCAAGGTTGACGGCAGCGGGAAAAGTGTCCGCCTTTTCTTCAAAAAAGGGGATTACAACACCGGCTCTCATGGCGGGGCGGTCGCGTGGGTGCAACAGCACGGCGCAACCATCAAAGGCCGCGCAACAAAACGCCGGAACAGCGAAGCCATGCGCACTCGTCCCGCCACACGACGGCAGGCAGAACGCCTTCTTTCTCTGGGCTTTCGCGCCCCCGTCGGCGCAGTCAGCAAAAAAACCGGACGCAGGGGACGCAGAAAGCCTTCCCTGAAATGGATTATGGAAAACATGAGTATGGCGCAGGCCGGGCTGGTGATCAGCATTCTGAAAGGCGAACAGAAAAAACGTGTATGGGAAATCAAAATTCCCTCCCGCGCATTTCTGGGAGCCAGTAACGCTGAATTTGCCCGCATTCTGGAGGCGCAATTGCGCAGCCTGCATTACGGCGGCACGAGATAACAAAATCAGGAGACAAATTATGACCTGGCCATCTGTCACAATTGAACAGTACAACACGTTCAGTAGCTCGCCGGACGGCGTGGAAAATACGCTGCTGTTTGTGGGCAATGCACAAAACAACAAAGGTAAGGTTCTGCCGGTTAATGCCAACAGCGATCTGGATGAACTGCTGGGAACGAACGCCAGCCCGCTGAAGAATTTCCTTCAGTCCGCACTGACCAATGCCGGACAGAATGCCTTTTTCTATGTTGCCGTTCTGCCGGAAGCAGGCAGGGGCAAAGAAGCGACGCCAGCCTGCCAGGCATGGCAGAACGCCGTACTGGCGGCTCAGGAAACTGTTTCAGTTGAAGGCGCGGTGATCACCGAACCAGTCAGCACGAAGGATGACATCAACGCCATACAGGCGTTACGTCAGACCATCATCAATAAATATCAGCGCCGCATATGGTTCATCCTGACCATCGCCGCCAACGACAACAGTAAAACCTGGGCGGAATACGTTGCCGAACTGACCACGCTACAGAAAGGCATTGCAGCTCCGCAGGTCATGCTGGTTCCGGAGATTTTTGGATTTGAACCGGGCGTTCTTGCCGGTCGTCTGTGTAACAGCGCCGTCACCATTGCTGACAGTCCGGCACGTGTGGCAACCGGGGCCCTGTCCGCACTGAAAACCACAGAACGCCCGAAAGACAGCGCAGGGCAGGCAATTGATCTCGCCACCCTGCAGGCACTGGCAGCCGCCCGCTACAGCGTGCCCATGTGGTATGCCGACTATGACGGCCTTTACTGGGCCGACGGCGTGACACTTGAGGTTGAAGGCGGGGACTACAACGTCATTGAGCATGTCCGCATTGCTGATAAGGTGGCGCGCCGCGTACGGCTGATGGCCATCCCCAAAATTGCCGATCGCTCACTGAACAGCACACCAGGCAGCATTGCCGCACATGAAACGCTGTTTGCCCGCCCGCTGCGTACCATGGCGAAATCCACGCAAATTAACGGCATCACGTTTCCGGGCGAAGTGAAATCGCCACAAAAAGGCGATGTGTCCATCACCTGGCAGGACGAAAAGACGGTCAGCATCAGCATTGTTGTCCGCCCTTACGCCTGCCCCAAAACCATCAAAGTGGGCATTCAGCTGGACAAATCTCTGGAGGAGAACGCATGACAACCCGCATTAACGGCATGGCCTTTGATGTTTATGTTGGCGGAACGGATATCCGCGTAAAAAACATTTCGCTGGATATCAGCGACGAAAGCGCCGTGGCCAAAACCCGTGGCATCCCTGACGGCAAACTGCGCGGCCCCGTCAGTGCCGAAGGTGAAATCGAAATGAGCACCCGCAGTTTTAACCAGCTCGGGGAAGCGGCCGCTCAGGCGGGATCGTGGCGTGACCTGCCATCAATGGATTTTGTGTTCTACGCCAACACAGGCACCGAAGAAATCCGCGTTGAAGTCTTCGGATGTGAGCTGATGCTTTCGAACCTGTTAAGCATTGACACCGAGAGCGCGGATCTGACCACGCACAAAATCAAGTACGTGGTGGCAAGCCCTGACTTTGTACGTATCAACGGCGTGCCCGTTCTCTCAGAGAACGACGTGCGCGGGCTGATGGGGTGAACCATGCAGGAGCATGAGCGCACCATTATCACCCTGGGCATTCTGGGCGGAATCGCTGCTGCAAGTCGGGTGCTGGCTGGCGCAGAGCCGATTACGTTGCGGTTGTTTGTGGGCCGAACCCTGCTGGGGAGCGCGCTGGGGGTTTCTGCCGCCGCCCTGCTGGTTCGTTACCCGAACCTTGACCCACTGGCCATTGCCGGCGCAGGTACCGCAATGGGCGTTGCCGGTTACCAGATTGTGGAAATCTTCCTGCGCCACATGCGTCGGAAGCTGGACGAAAAAGAGAACAAAGAGGAGTAACCGCAATGCAGTCCCGCAGGGATCAGAAAGCCGCTGCCATTGTCTGGAAAATTATCCGGGCGTTGTGGCGCTGGTTGCGTAAACCTTAACAACCCCGTAAGGAGCAAAAATGAAACTCTCCGATAAGCAACAACAATTTACCGTCATGATCGGAAAACTCATCCAGTTTGCCCATCAGCGCGGTTATGGCCTGACGTTCGGTGAGGCGTACCGCACGCCAGAACAGGCAAAACTCAACGCACAAAAGGGATCAGGCATCGCCAATAGTCTGCACTGTCAGCGACTGGCGGTGGACTTTAATCTGTTTATTAACGGTGAATACCAGACCCGCACAGAGGCTTACCGCGAACTGGGCGAGTACTGGGAATCCCTTGGCGGTTCATGGGGCGGTCGTTTTAAAAACCGCCCGGATGGCAATCATTTCAGCCTTGAGCACGACGGCGTGCGCTGATTTTACGCTTAATAAGCCTTCCTGCAGGCTTATTAAGCCCTCTTATTCTTGACTTTAAAAGGAAATAATGATGAACGATAAAAACACCCAGACTACCGCAGAAAACGCCATCACTTTACAGGTCGGTGAACATGAGCTGACGTTTATCCCGACCGTTAAAGCCTACAACGAACTACAGAACGACTTCATGCCGGATAACAAAATCGCGCCGCTGAAAAACTACCTGCGCCGCATCGTGATTAAAGAGCACCGCGATCTGTTGAACCAGTTGCTGGAAAAACCGGGAATGCCGGCCAGTCTGGCAACTGCCGTGAATAACGAGTTTGTGCCGGAAGTGGAAATCACCGTAAAAAAATAAAAAGCCATCTGGGGGCCATTGATCGCAATGACCTTACCCGGATGCTGATCCTGCGCCGCCACTGGCTGCCCGGCGAGGATGACTCGCCGCAGTCACTGGCTGCCGCCGTCTGGCTGGATAACCACTACTGGGAAAATATGAGCATCGCCGTCAATAACGGCATTATCCGTGCTTTTAAGGGATCGTAATGTCACAACAGCGCCTTGAATTACTTCTTGAACTGACAGACCGCCTGACAAGGCCGTTGCGTGCAGCCGGGCGACAGGTTCAGGGATTTGCTGCAACAAGTCGGGGAGCCTTTCGGGACATTGCTACCGGGGGCGCTGCGCTTTGGGGAGTGGGGGCAGCCATTCAGGGGGCACTGATGCCAGCCATTGAAATGGACAGGGCGCTCGGTGAGGTGAAATCACTGGGCGTCGCAGAGTCCGGATTGCGTAAACTCAGCCGCGCCGCCGTTGATTTCACTATGGAATACGGCGGGGCTGCGCAGGATTTTGTGCGTGCTTCTTACGACATCCAGTCAGCCATTGCCGGGTTAACTGACGATGAGCTGTCCCGCTTCACCACCGCATCAGCAACGGTGGCAGCAGCAACCAAATCCAGCAGCCAGACCATTACCGCCTACATGGGCACCATGTACGGCATCTTTAAAGACCAGGCTGATGCCATGGGAAAAAGCAAATGGGTGGAGCAGGTCGCCGGGCAAACCGCCACCGCCGTACAAATGTTTAAAACAACCGGCGATAACATGTCAGCGGCGTTCACCACGCTGGGTGCCAGTGCAAAAGCGGCCGGTATTGATGCGGCTGAACAGTTCGCCGTGCTGGGACAACTGCAGGCCACCATGAGTGGCAGCGAGGCCGGGACAAAGTACAAGGCATTTCTTGCCGCAGTAGGCAGCGCCCAGAAAAAGCTGGGGCTTAATTTCGTGAATAAAGACGGCACGATGAAAAGTGTTGTCGAGATCATGAAACTTATCAGGGGTAAATTTGGTGATCTGTCAAAAGTGGCTGATTCCGATTTGCTGAAAAGCGCCTTTGGCTCCGATGAAGCTGTGGCCATGATTAAATTACTCAATGCGGACATTGGCGGACTGGAAAAGAATATCGCCACGCTGGGCAATATCAAAGGTATGGATAAGGCTGTCGAAATGGCACAAGCCATGGCCGATCCGTGGGAACAGGCCGCTGCTATTATTAACGGCATTCGCATTGAAATTGGCACACAACTGTTGCCCGTTCTGTATCCATTCATCCAGAAAAGCAACGAAGGCGGTAAATCCTTTGTTGCCTGGTTGCGTCTGTATCCAAACATCACACGTGCAATCGGCTTATTAAGCGCGGCACTTATTGGTGTTGCGGCGGTTGGCGCAACGGTCAATATCGTAATGGGGGTGGCGAAATTTATCTGGGTGGGATTACGCATAGTCTGGATGGCCGCAATCGCACCACTGAAATTAATCATCTTTCTGTATCGCGCCCTGAAAGTGGTTATGCTGGCGTTCTGTGCTACTGCCCGCATGGTCAGGGCATTATATCTGGCGATGAGTATCGCCATGGGGGCGCACAATGTCAGGGCCAAAATTCAGATTGCACTGCTGAAACTGCAACGCGTCGGTATGTGGCTTTATTCTGCCGCACTGGGCGCTGCAGCTGTGGCCATGAAAATTTATACCGCTGTTACCGGTGGCGCAGCCGTTGCCACTCAGCTACTTTTCAGCCCGATAACGTTAATCATCCTGGCACTGGCTGCGCTGGGCGTGGGCATTTATTTTCTGATTACCCGCTGGGATGAGATCAAAGCTGCACTGATGGATACAGCCGCTTTTCAGTGGGTAACCAGTGTCATAAAAAATATAGCTGTATGGTTCGGAAATACCTGGAAAGGCATTAAAAGCGGCTGGGATGCCGTTATTAATTATTTTTCCACCCGCTCACCACTGGAAATATTTCAGGATTATGTCCGTCTGATTAATAAATTATTTTCAGGACTATGGCGCACAATTATCGGTATGTTCAGCTCAGCATTCAGATGGATTGCTGACAAGCTGAATATGCTCCCGGGTATAAATATTGATGTACCAGAAATTACAGATAATAGTGAGGGTTCTGTATTAACCGGTGGAAAAGTCATTAGCGCCGGGCCAGGTGGCATTGCGGCAAAAATGCAAAATAACAGCGACAGCCAGACCACAATTGATAACTCCCGTCGCGTGGTCAATGTCAATGTGCAGGATGCGTCCCCGGCCCACCTTAATGAATGGATGGAGCTGCATGCATACTGATAAACCGCTTTACATTGATTTGCTTATCACCGGTCGCAATCTCACGCTGAACAGCGCCGCCGAACCGGTGCTGTGCAACAACAGGGAAAGCATTGCCCAGGACTGCCAGCACGCCATCATTGAAAGCGGACTGGCAACGCGCCTGCTGGCTGAAAAAAGCCCGACGCTTCGCGCCGACATTATGATGCAGATGACACTGCTGATTGAAGATGATGAGCGCATCACACCCGGCACGGTCAGTGTGACAGAGGAAACCCCGCTTTCCGGCCGCCTGCTGATTAGCGCCCACACCGAAGATTTTTTTGATCCCCTGACTTTTACGGTATCTCTTGATGATTAACGGCAAACCAACCGCAGATTACGAGCGCATTCTGGCTGATAACGGCATGCCGGTAACCGAAGAACAGGCGCGCACTGAATTTGAGGCCATCGTTAAAGACGAAGGGCTTATCACTAACACATCCCGCATGTCGCCGTTCTGGCGGTTGATTACAGCCATTACCACAAAGCCCGTGATGTGGCTGAAAGATGCACTGGTTAATGTGGTAATGAAAAACCTGTTTCTGGTAAGTGCCAGCGGTGTATTTGTGGATGTTTTCGCATGGGCGGTAAACCTGCAGCGCAAGGCTGCCACGCACGCAGCTGGCGTGATTCGTTTCACAAAAGACGACATTGATCACGCGGTTACCGTGCCGGCTGGTACGCAGATTCAGACAGAACGCATTAACGGCGTGATTTATACGCTGACCGTTGTCAGGGATACCATTATTCCGGCAGGAACACTCAGCATGAACATCGATGTTTCTGCTGAACAGGCCGGAGCCGGGTTTAACCTCGCGCCGGGGTATTACCGCATTCTTCCGGTGGCGATTAATGGTATCGCCGGCGTTGAGAACGACGAAAACTGGCTGACCACGCCGGGGGCCAACGAAGAAAGCGACGACGAACTGCGTGATCGCGTTCGCAATCAGTTTAATCTTGCCGGTGCTTATCACACCGACGCTGTTTACCGGGGATTAATTGCCGGTGTTGCCGGCATCAGTGCCGACCGCATCTATTTTTTGCATGACGCACCACGCGGCCCCGGCACAGCAAACGCTTACATTCTGCTGGATACCGGCATCGCATCCGGACCGTTCGTTGATGCAGTAAACGCATTTATTAACGATGAAGGTCATCACGGACACGGCGATGATTTGCGCTGTTTTTCCATGCCTGAAACGCGCCATGCCCTGACCGTGACACTCTGGCTGTATGCAACACTGAACCTCAACGCTGAAGAGATACAGGCTTTATTACGCAACGTAGAGAATCTGGTCCGCTGTGCGTTTCGCGAAAACAGCGATTATGACGTTCAGAAAACATGGCCGTACAGCCGTTTCAGCATGTCCCGACTGGGCGAAGAGATCCACCAGGTATTTCCGCAGGTGGAATCGGTCACGTTTTCCCTTCCGGATATTCTCAGCGACCTGGCTGTGCCTCGCCTGGAATCCCTTATCGTGGAGGTGGGATCATGAATATTCCGGAGATGCCCGAATTCCCTCTCCCAACCTGGATGAACAAGGGAGAGCCATTAACACTGGCACATTCTTCACGTCGTTACTGGGAGAAGGTCTACAGCTGGCTGACATGGCCACTACAGCAAATTGATGTTGATACCTGCGCAGAGCCTCTGCTTAACCTGCTGGCCTATCAGCGCAACATCACCCGCTTCAGTGGGGAGCCAGTTTCATTATTTCGCTTAAGGGTAAAACACGCGTTTATCAACGCTCAGGACTCGGGCGAACGTGCCGGCTTCGAACGCATCTTTAAGCGTCTTGGCGTGGGAGAGGTAAAAACCCTGGAACGACAGCTGCAGCATGACTGGGACGTTATTTTACTGCGCATCAATGACACCCAGTTAAGCGAAAACAATGCCCTGATGATGCAGCTCGTGCGCCAGTATGGCCGTACCTGCAGGCGCTATTTCTTTCAGGTGATTAATACAACCACCGCTTACCTGACAGCCGGCACATTCAGCGGTGATTACCGGTATTACGTGGCAAAAGCGACGATACGACCAGGCACAATCAGATTAAACGCATCATTACAGGCAGGGCATTACGGATTATCCGTGGAGCATTACACATTACAGGCAGGTAACGTATGAGCACAATTATTACCGAACAATATGAAAACTGGTGCGCAGATCAGATTATCAGCGATAAACCCGCACGCCCGGATATGTTTGTTTTTGCGTATATTCCGGGACAGGATGAGTCTGCAGAAATTCCCCGTGATGAGGCTTTGCCCGATGAATCCATGATTCAGTATCGCGCGCCGGTCACTCAGTATGGACTGCTGTCCCCGAATGCTGCCGCATTTTCCATTATTCTGGACACCACTATCGGTGACTTCGAATATAACTGGATTGGCCTCATGAACGAAGAAAGCGGCGTGCTCTGCATGATTGCACACACACCGCGCCAGCAAAAAATTAAAACAGCAAACGGCGTGCAGGGAAATAACCTTATTCGCACCTTTGCCATGGAGTTTGACGGTGCGGCTGCGGCAATGCATATCGATGTCAGTGCTGATGTCTGGCAGATTGATTTTACTGCCCGACTCGCGGGAATGGATGAATCACGTCGCCTGTTGGCATTTGATCACTACGGTGAAGCCGCCTTTCTGGGGGACGGTTTTCAGGTCAGCTATCAGGACGGTACCGCCACTGTTGCCGCCGGCGTGGGTTATGTGGGAGGCCTGCGCGTCAGTCTGCGCGAACCTTACAGCCTGCCGGCTGCGGTCGGGGATACCCTCTGGATTGATGCAAGCTGGCAGGGATTTGTTACCGGCGAATGGAATACCGTTTTTACGTTCTGCGCCCGCAAGGAATATACGTCCTATACTGACGGTAACGGCTTCCGACACTTTGTCGCGCCACTTGCAAAAATGACAGGAGACGGCCCACAGGATCTGCGCCCGGAAACACCCGACGAGGAACAAAGCAATGCGCTGGCAGAACACGAAAAATCCCGCAGACATCCGGATGCCACACTGAACGAAAAGGGTTTTGCGCAGTACAGTAATGACACCGACAGTGACGCAGAAGACCGTGCCGCCACATCAAAGGCAGTAAAAATCGTAATGGATAAGGCAAAAGGCGCTGTTGAGCGCGACGGCGATACCATGACTGGTGAGCTGAAAATCCGTGGTATTAATGCGCTGCGAATTTTCGACGAAGCCTTTGGTCTGATTTTTCGTCGTTCGGAAGAGTGCCTGCACCTTATCCCTACCAGTGAAGGTCAGGGCGAGAATGGCGATATTGGCTCCCTGCGTCCGTTCACCATAAATTTGCGGACGGGTGAGATATCCATGTCGCACAAAGTGTCTGTTGGCGGTGGTTCTCAGGTGCATGGTGCGCTGGGTATTGGCGTTCAGAATGCGCTGGGCGGTAACTCAATTGCTCTCGGGGATAGCGATACCGGTATAAAACAAAACGGCGACGGCCTGCTGGATATTTATGCCAATGGTCAGCACGTATTCCGTTTTCAGAATGGCGCGTTACAAAGTAACCGGGCAGTGAATGTTTCAGGGCGGGTAACACCAACTGATTATGGCAATTTCGATGAACGCTACCAGACCAGAACAGGAGGCGTGCAGAATTTTCAGTACACCAGTGAGCTGTTTTACAACCCGGGAGGGAACGAACGCAGCTGGACGTTCCGCGCACCGCCTGGCTGCACCCTGTCCGGCATTCTGGTTCAGGATACCGGGAGCAACTCTGCGGATAATATCGGTGGCGTGTATTACAAACAGGCTCAGATTTATATAAATGGCGCATGGCGTTCTGTGTCAGGTTAATTAAGGAGAAAACAATGGAGCTCAGAAATGTTACGCGTTACTACCCTGAAGATATGCCTTATGGTGAAGGCATTCAGTATTTCCGTAGTGAAGACGGGCAGGATTTTTATGAATCACTGGATAAATTCACGAAGAAATACAAGCTGTGCACGCATCCTGAAACCGGCGTTATTTATTCAATGGCGGAAGACGTATCCCGGCTTTATCCGGCAGGTTTTACCATTGTGGAAGCGGATGAATTACCCGAAGGTTTTTGTATTGAAGCACGTTGGTATTATAAAGATGGCGCAGTTCTTCCTGTTCCTGTTGACTACAGACAGCGGGCGGAGTCGGAGCGTGCGCGTTTTATAGAGATTGTTGAACGGGAAATATCCGATAAAAAGACAGACTTGCTGCTGGGGTTAATCAGCGATGAAGACAAGGAAAAGCTGAAAGTCTGGCGTATTTATACAAAAACGTTACGAGAGATGACATTCAGTCAGGTTACAGATAAATCATCGTATGCCGCAATTGTATGGCCAGAATTACCGCAGAATATTAGCGAGAATTAAGAAGTAATGAGCGCACTGTTAACGAAATCATTTGAAAAGTGGGTTGCTGAATGCACAGCCAGTAATTTACCTGCACGTCCTGATGCCATTATTTTTGCCCTGATGGAGCGGGAGCCGACGCGCGAAGATGATGCCATCCCGGAAGAAAAAATCACATATATTGTTAATGAACTGACCTATGGGCAGTTAAGTCAGAACAATATTGTGTGTAGTGCCGTTGTTCCCGATGACTCCGCATTCAGTTATGACTGGATTTGCCTCATCCATCAGGCCAGCAGAACATTGTGCGGCGTAATAAAAACGCCTGTTCGACAAAAAGTAACAGGCGAGTCACTTATTCGTAATTTCACGATTATATACAGCGGCATTGCTCAGTCTGCACAAGTCACGGCCCCTCCGCAGAGCTGGCAGGTGGATATCACTCCGGAACTGAAAACAGCACTGAAAGCACCTAATCGCCTGTCAGAAATTGCTGATGAGGGCAAAGAGGCACAACAGGAATCACGCGATAATCTCGGGCTAAAAAAAGCGGCCACAATGGAACCTCAGAATGGTATCCGTGACCGTTCTGAAGGTCGTCTGGCGACACCTGGTGCATTTGGTTTTGGTCACAGGTTTATTCCGGGGGAGGCCGTCAGGTTTAAATCTGAGGCTGATTTTCTGGCATGGGCAAGATATGTGGAGCCAGGAGAATATTATGTGGATGGGGCAAACGGTGTACTTCCCGGCATTGTTTTTCAGGGGGTGATAAGTATCCGCTGGCTGGAAGCAAACCATAACCCACCACTTCCGTTACATACAGCAAAGGCCATTATTTTCTACGGCATTAATGGCAATATTTATTACAACCGTTACTGGTCCACTGGTAATGGCTGGCTGACTGGCTGGGAAAACCTGAAAGTAAACGAGGTTGCACTCAGGGAACTTATTAAAACAAGGGCTCCTCTGGAAAGCCCGGAATTCACAGGAAAGCCGACTACACCAACACCGCCGGATGATGCAGCAGGTAATGAAATTGCCAGTGTGGCCTTTGTTCGCAAACAGATGGAATCTCTTGACACCACTTCACCAGAGGGTCCCGAAATTTCTTCTGCGCCGACCAATTTACTGTCCAGACAACAATCCGGAGACTTATTTGTTGATGGCGCTCATCCGGTCATTCCAAAGGTGGCTGTAAGTACCCTGAACAGCAACCTGGATTCATTTAAAAGTCTGCCGGATGGTTCACGTATTTATGCTATGGAACTGGATGTATCTAATCCTGTCAGGAAATCCTCTGTTGGAGGAGTGGGTATCGCTGTTTCTGCTCTGCTCGAACCACGTTATCTCTACATGAATCAGAACCGACAATACATTCCTGCTCAGTATTTTGTCGGTTCTGTCTCGGCTACCGCGAGCACAATAACAGTAAGAATACGGGTGGTGATGCCAGACACACCTTACTATGCACTGGATACATCGACACTGGAGGAGACAGCCAGCGCAAAAAATGGACCTCTTCCCTGTATTGTGGTGGCAAAAATATTTGCGGGAACAACATTACGCCAGAACGGAATGGGGTAATATCCGGACACACAGGAAGAACAAATGAACAATTCAACATGGATACGCTCTGTTTTGCGACCAGCCCCCATAGCTATTACCTGTTCAATGGTTTGCCTCCACCCATGGTCAGAAAATACGGGAAACATTACACCATCAGGGCGTTACCTCAGCCCGGATAATGCTGTATCCGCGCTTTTACCTTATCTGACAGAAAACACAGAAAAAGACGTTGTGGCGCTGTTATTTTGCGCCCCGTCTGCTGGCGAGTTTTTATCACTCGCCAGGCAATTTTCAGGCGCATTTCCGTTACCAGAGGTGGGACGAATGTCCCGCATGATCTCCAGCCAGTTTTCACTGGCCATCAGCAGAATGCAAATCCCCGCCAGACCGGTAACATCACTTCCGGAACCGATAATGCTATCGACACAGACCACTCGCAGCATGTCGCTGGCGGCAACCATTGCACAGGCAGCCACTCCTGCCGTCACATCACCGGAAACATTGTCATCATCACTGCGTCAGTTCATGAATGCGAGAGATAAAGCCTTACAGGAAATCGCTGATCAGCAGGCCGCACTCCGGCAAAAATTTTGCCCGGTGTGGCGCTTTTGCCACAAGGGAGCCCTTAGCCAGGCCGCAGTGCTGATACAAAAAAACATCCCACACCCCGAGTGGGTTTTTACAGCTGTGATGCTGTTTGTCGGTAATGATCTTTCATCACTAAGAGAATCACTACATGACCCAGATGATCGTTCTTGCACTTGACGGGGAAGCCATTCTGTTACGCAACATCACCGTCAGCGCCACCATGCAACTACCGGATAAAGATATGTCCGGACAGTCAACCAGCACCACCAGTGCTCAGCAGGGAAGCAAGGCTAAAGAGCTGCGTGTATCAGGCGTCATTGATTTTAATGATGAAGCTGTTCTGACCCGTATATTTCAACTTGCAGAAGCCACAGAAAGCAACGGGGCTAAAAAAACATACCGCATCGCCAACGCTACTGCTAAGGCGATTAATATGCGACAGGGTGTTTTTTCGGGCGGTATTGATGCAACGGAACAACAGGGCAAGATGCACTGGCAGGTCACCTTTACTCTCAGGGAAAAATTAAGCGTGCCGGAAAAAGCATCGGCACGCAGTGGCTCACAGAAAACAATCGCAAAGCAGCAGACACAGAACGGCAGTGAGCAGGCACCGGATAAAGGAATAAATACCCAGGAGACTTTCTGGAAAAATATCAATGATGGTATTGGCTCCGGGCTGGACTGGATTGGCATCGGGAGCGTGAAAGAGGAAGGGAAAACATGAAATTAATCCAACGTTGCATGATTAATGGCGAGCTGGCGGAAATTGCCGATATCAGCCTTGTTCTTACCCTGAATGCTGCAGGTCGCGGCTTCATTTCTGTTAATAATCTGTCACCGGAAAAAAGCCTTGCCGGCGCAATGATACAAATTGATCTCGGCCGTAATGGTGAGGCATGGCGCTATTTCTCCGGCTACATTGAGCGCGATCAACCCGCCGAAAATGGCTCACGCCGCCTTTTTATCCGTGAAGCAGCTGCCGTGCTGGATTTTGATTTCCCCTGCTCCATGCAACATCCAACGTTACGGGATGTACTCGATAATCTGGGTAAACAAAGCGGCATCGTTTTCATCACGCCAGAAGCGGATTATGTCGGTACACCGACACCTTACATCACCCACAGCGGCAGCGGAGCACAACTGCTCAGCCAGCTGGGGCGAGCATTCAGTATCAGCGATTACGTCTGGCATCCAATGCCGGACGGTTCCGTATTTGTGGGAAGCGCACCGGATTCACGGTTTGCCAGTATTACCATGCCGGATATTCCGCAACAGTACACTCTCGGGCAAAGCGGCGGAAACAGCATCGACATCATGTTTATGGAAACTGTGCGACCGGGCGTGAACCTTCCGGCCGGGCGCATTACCCGTGTAGCCCTCAACAACGAGAAAATGACCCTGACATGGGAACGCCTTACCGCCACGGGTAGCCCTGTTTCCAAATCACCATTACGCAGACAGATGGAAACACAGTTCCCGGAACTGGCCAGCGGCACTCTACATACTAGGCTGGCGCGCGTCATTGCACCAACGGAATCCGTCACCCTGGGCGATATTGCCGACAGCTTCCGCCCACGCTACGCCGTCGATGTGCAACTGCTTGATGAGAACGGCAACGATAAAAGCGATACGCCTGTTTATCCGGCAGTACCACTCCCCGTCCCGATGGCTGGTAGCGAGGCGGGATGTTTTGCCTACCCGCCGGCAGGCACCATCGTGGAAATATCCAACATTGAAGGGCGACCGGATAAACCTGTCATCAGGCAAATCTTACCCGCGGGCCATAACCTGCCTGATGTAAAGCCCGGCGAACAGCTGCAGCAACAGCGCGCAGAAGTGTTTCAGCGCGTCACGACTGACGGAAGCTGGCACAGAGAAACTGACCAGCAAATCAGGGAGCATTCAGCCAGGCGAACCATTAACAGCGATCAGGAAGAACGCACAACAACAACCAGAACAACAACAGTCCAGGCAAACGACATAACCAGTGTTCTTGGTACCAGTAAGCTGATGACAGGCCAGACAGAACACCTTACTACCGGCAATTATGCGATCGCAGCCGGTGAGCATATCCAGATGGTAGCGCAGGATTTGCTGACTCAACTCAAAGGGGCGATATCCACCATTGAGCATGACCTCACCGAAAACGTGGGAGGCCGCAGAACATGCAGGGCGGACGGCGGTCTGGAGTTTACCGCCCCGACAGTATTTATTGGTCGCGGCGGCTCGCGGGAAAAGTCCGGGCTTAACCTGCTGACGTTGCTGATCGATATTCTGGATCTGATTCAATTGCTGGCCACACATACAGCAAACCACACCCATAGCAACACAGGCACGCCAATGAACAGCGGCGAACTTGCCGCAGATGCCCTGCAGGCGACGAGTCTGCGCGAAAAATACGGCGACATTATCGCCTGAACACCAGACATAAAAGCCACATAAACGCCCCATCACGCAACGCACGGTCCCGGCCGTGCGTTTTCCTATCCACCACCTGATTAATGCGTTCTGCGTGCCATTCTGGCGCTGTATGCACACACTGCGTAAACGGTGTGACGTAAAGCGTGAGGTGACGTAAACCGCGCTACCCCCTCCAACCCGCGGGTTTTGTGTCGAAACACTTTTTCAGTTTTCTGCCGTGCAAAAATGACCGCCAGCCCGCGCAGCAACTGAGGGAAAAGCGAAGATCTGAAATTTCACGCTTTGAAATTTTTTGCAGTTTTCAGAGTGGTTTTTACGATCGAATAAATGGCAGGAGAAAGAAAACAGACTGATATTAAAAGAGTTTTTATGCTTTACGTGAGACGAGAAACGATCACGAAAGGATCGCATCAAAAAATCGTCAAACAACGAAGCCAGACGCGGCGCGGCCTGCGTAAAATTAAGAGTCAAAATTAAACTGAAAAAAGGATCAATACAGTGCATCGATCGCACATGACGATCTACGCAGCAACAGGACAAAAAAACCGGCGCGAACGCCGGCGGAAGCATGTATCAAATGCGTGACTGAATAATGTCTGCGGTCGGGAATTTTATATCAAAAGGCTGACAGGCCTCAACGGATTGAAACAAGGGAAAAAACCAGGCTAGAATTCGCGCGGGTGCCTTTCGGCTGATGGCTGGAGGGTAAACCCGAAGGCCGGATGTGGAAAGGCCCCGAGTCAACTTTAACGTTAACCCGAGGCCCTAGCCATACAACCTTCGCAAGTCGTAGGTTAGCGCCTCTCCGAAAAAGGAGCAAGTGCTATGTCGCAAAAATCGCTAATCGCCATCACCACACTGTGCGTGACGGCAATCCTCATCATCTGGATGTTGCAGGGTTCGCTCTGCGAGATACGGATGAGCTTCTGGGGAGCGGAGTTTGCGGCGTTCTTACAGTGTAAACCGTAAGGAAACCGCGACGGGGGAGCAATCCCCCGTCAATCGGTTGCCAGGGTAAGGCCGATAAGGCACCCCATCTCACAAACCTGAATGCAAAAAGCCCGCAAGATTAATCGCGGGCTTTTTATTTCAAGAGAGGTGGTTAGCTCTGATTATTCTTCATTTTTCTTTGGCGTTATTACCACAGCGGCGAGCTTATCAATCAGGCGCTCACACGCATCAACATCTTTGAGGTTTCTTAATTTGAGCTTTGCAGTTTTAGGCTCATCGTCTCTGGTACAAAGGTGTAATTCAACTTCGACATCATTCCTGTTCAATAACCCCATAATAACCTCTGCAAATTTTTTCGCCCGTGAGAGCAACTCAAACATAACACTAAGCATATCGGGTGCATTCGCAGAGAAGCAAGTCACACGACCTATATCAAATCCATTATTTTTAAAATACTCCTCTATTGAAGAGGAAAGCTCTGAAGGACATGTAATCCTGACACCTGCAAATCGGGACTGATGTAATGGCGTTCCTTTTAAATATTGCAC